ACAACAGTAATAGGTAATAGCTCTACAACACAAACATATATAGCAGCTGGTACATTAAATGCACCACAAGTAAACGCAACAAATGGTCTAGTAGTCAATAAAGCAACCATTGCAACATCTTATTCTATACCTTCTGGTTCTAATGCAATGAGTGCAGGCCCAATTACAGTTTCAAGCGGAGTTACAGTAACTGTACCATCTGGATCTCGCTGGGTAGTCGTATAACATGTTTGGTTTAAATGTATTCTCTCAAAGCCCTTTTGTAGCTTTAGGGGGAAATTATTACCCTTTTAGTATTACAGAAAATACTACATTAGATGATTTAAATAGTGAATTATCTCAGTTTTTACAAAGTATTACTGAGAATGCAACGCTAAATGATACACCTACCATATCAGCTCAATTTGCGGTTACATTTACTGACAATGCTGGAATTACAGATGTTCTAACAATCACCGCCCAGTTTAGTGTATCTGATACTGAAAATGTAAGCTTTAATGATTCATCTACACAACAGTATAACTTTTTAGTTTCATTTAGTGAAAATGTCATATTAAATGACTTTAATACTGAAGTTTCTACATTCCAAGAAACAATATCAGAGCCAATGACTTTGGCTGATTTTAGCACCCAGCTATCAACATTCTTGGAAAGTTTAACTGAAAATGCCGTATTTACTGACTTAAATACTCAACAGTTTAATGCTTTAGAAAGTATTACTGAAAACTTTAGTTTAGCTGATTTAGTTTCAATGACAGCTCAGTTTGTAAACAGTATAACTGAAGCCACTACATTAGCTGATATAGAAACACTAACCAATGCTTTTATATTCACTATAACAGAAGATGCTCAGTATGCAGATAGTAATGTAGCAATAAAACAAATTATATACTCTATAACAGAAAATGCCTCACTAGCAGATTCAATAACAAGCAAAGCTAATTTTTTAGCATCAACCCTAGAAACTTTAGGATTATTAGATTTATACACAACTAAAGGATGGTCAAATGTTAACAATACAGAAGCGAATAATTGGCAAGCTAATGCGAATAGTCAGACTAATACGTGGGTATTAGTAAATAATAACAATTCTGGTACTTGGACAATTATTAATACCCCTACAAATAGCACATGGGGTATGGTTAATAATACAGAAACATCGACTTGGAACCCAATAAATGATAGTCAATAACGATAAAATTGACTATAATATTAACTAATGATATAAGGATTTTTACATGGCATCCACCTATTCAACCAGTTTAAGATTGCAGCTCATAGCTACAGGTGAGCAAGCAGGTACTTGGGGTAATACTACCAATACCAATCTAGGTACTTTATTAGAACAAGCCATTACAGGCGTAGGCGCTATTACGCTTAATGTAACCACATATACATTAACGGCTAATAATGGCTTAACTGACCAATCAAGAAATGCTGTTTTAGTATTCTCAGGTAGTCCATCAGGTGATTGCACTGTTACAGCTCCAGCTGTAGCTAAAACATATATTGTTAGAAACAATACGACTAAAAATGTGATTATGTCTATTGGTTCGGGAACTACTATTACTGTGCCTAGTGGTATTACATATATTATGTATACTGATGGCACTACAGGTTTTTATTTAGCAACTAACTATAATCCGTCTAATGTAGCTATTATTGGTGGTACTATTGATGGTACAACTATTGGTGGTACAACTATTGCCAATGGTTCGTTTTATGATATGTATGCTTATGATGGAGCATTTTTAGGAGTTAATCCTACAGCTCAAACGGTAACAATATCTCAAGCAAGCCCTGCTGTTGTAACATTAGCTTCTGGAACTCCTCCAAAACAAAACGCGCAAGTGTCGTTTACATCTACTGGATCTTTGCCATCTGGAATTACATCTGGTGCTACATATTATGCATATAATATAGCAGGAACAGGACCTTATACATTTAACTTATCAACTACATTAAATGGTGCCAACCCTGTAAATACAACCAGTGGATATGATCCTACTATATCAATGGTTATTAATTCTAGTGTTACATTTAATACGCCTACTGTTTATATACCAAATGGATTTACTTTTAATAGTACAGGTGCTATTACTTTACCAGTAGGAACAACAGCTCAAGAGCCAGCATCTCCTACATATGGTATGATTCGTTACAATACTACTACAGGTAGTTTTGAAGGATATTCAGGTACATGGGGTGCTATAGGTGGTGGTAGTGGTGCTGTAGCTGGTGGTGTTGTATATGAAAACAACAAACAAATCACTGTAAGTTACACAATGACTACAAGTAAAAATGGTGAATCTGTAGGACCTATTACTATAAATCCTGGAGTAGCTTCACAACCTTGCACTATTACTATAACAACACCAGGTGTTATAACAGCATCAGGAACAGTTCCTTTATTTGGTTCTACTGTGGTGTTTGCAACTACAGGTGCATTACCTACAGGCATTACAGCAGGTACAACTTATTATGCAGTAAACGTATCAGGTTCTACATTTCAGATTGCCGCTACATATGGAGGTACTCCAATAGCTACATCTGGAACTCAATCAGGTACTCAATCATTTACAACTAATGTAAAAGTTACTATCCCAGCAGGCTCTCGTTGGGTAATATTATAAGGATAAAATATGGCAGTCACGATAAACGCTTCAACCTCTAGTGGATTAATTCAGACAGCTGATACAAGTGGTCAGTTACAACTACAAACATCTGGTGTAACTGCACTTACTTTAGATGCATCACAAAATGCTACATTTGCAGGGACTGTAACAGCTACTGGTGGATTTGTAGGTACTGGTGGTATGACAAATCTTGGAACAATAACAACTACATCAGGAACTTCTGCATCTTCAGGAACTTTAAGTTTAACTAGTTATAAACAATTATTATTAGTATTTAATGCAGTGTCAACAAATTCTGCAACAAGTACTAGTAAACTTTATCTTGCTTCAGGACCATTAGCTCAAATAACAACACAGTTAGCTGCAGCTAGTGATAACTTTTATGGTTCAGTTTACATAGATTTATCTAATGGAGTTTATTGGGCTAATACATCTCCTGTTCCAACAGGTGCGGCTCCAACAGGAAATAATAGTAGCCCTTATACTGGTATTTCCACTTATACAACTGCTTCAACTGTAATTACTGTTTATACTAATGGTGCTACATTTGATAATGGTTCAATCATAATTTACGGAGTGAAATAATATGTCATCAGTTGTACTTTCAGGCGATAGTTCAGGTACCATTACCTTAGCGGCCCCAGCGGTAGCTGGTTCAAATACAATCACTTTACCAGCACAAACAGGCACTTCAGCAGTTTTATCTAGTGCTATTTCAGCAGTAGGTCAAATACCATTTTCTACAGATGGTTCTACATTAACACCTACAGCTAAAATAGTATCAGGAACAGCAGTAGCATCTACATCTGGTACATCTATTACATTTACAGGTATCTCATCTTGGGTTAAAAGAATTACTGTGATGTTTAATGGTGTTTCTACAAGTGGTACAAGCAATAAAATATTTCAATTAGGGTCTGGGTCTGCAACAACATCTGGATATGCAGCAACAGGTTCAGTTATTAGTGGAACTTCTGTAAGTGCAACTGGATATACAACAGGATTTGGAATTAATTCTAGTGATGCTTCTAATTATATTTATGGTTCAATAATTTTTACTAATTTGTCAGGAAATATTTGGACTGCTCAAGGAGTTTTTGCTTCAAGCGGAAATTATACATGGTTTGCTGCAGGTTCTATAACTCTTTCAGGTATTTTAGACAGAGTAGTTCTTACCACAGTAAACGGAACAGACACTTTTGACGCTGGTTCAGTAAACATTTTATACGAATAGGAAATAAATATGAGAATTGAAATTAATTTAGAAACAGGCATAACTCAAGAACTTCCTGATTATCCCGTTACATGGACAGAACCTACTCCTGTTCCTACGCCTCAACCAACAGTAGCAGACTTACAAGCACAACTAGCAACAATCTCTGCACAACTACAAGCCTTACAAGGAGCAGCATAATGGCATTAATATTAGACGGAACAAACGGAGAAACCTTCCCAACGTGGATTACATCAGGTAGACCTGCTTCACCATCACAAGGTCAGATGGGTTACAACACAACATTAAACTTTATGGAAGTCTACAATGGTTCGGCTTGGGTTCAAACTCAACTACCAGCTGCAGGTACAAGTGGTAATGTATTATCTGATAACGGTACTACATGGGTAAGTTCAGCACCTTCTGGTGGAATGACATTACTTGGTACTATTACACCAACAGCAGTTAACTCTATATCATTAAGTAGCTTAACTTTAACAGGTTATAAACAAATACAAATTGTATTTAAGAATATATCAGTAGGTGGTGCAGGACCTGGTTATGTTTCATATGTTTCAGGTGATAATACACAATCAACAGGTATATGGTTAGTCAGTGGTTCTATTGCTGTTAATGCAGGCAATGGCATTGCTACACTAGATTTAAATGCTGGTTCATTAGTATGTAATGTAAGTAATACAGGGGCTGTTTATTCAAACTCAAATAGAGGTGGTATAGATTCACACAATATTACAACATCAACTACTACAATATATTTAAGAAACGGTAGTACTAATACTTGGACAGCACAAGGTACTATTTACATTTACGGAGTTAAATAATGACTGATCAAGAAAAGATTAATGCTGGTTTATGTACAGCACAAACAGATTCACTAACAGGTGAAGTAACTAATATCCCTTACAGTGATGAAGAAGTAGCAAGACTACAAGCAGAAGCTACACAACCCGCATGAACAAACTAGGTTTATTTGCACTATTTATGCTTCATTTATCTAATGGCATACCAGCAGAGTTACCTGATTTAAAACTAACACCAGGTTACATGCGTAGTGTTACAGTTACAGAGCTATGTACTACATCAACATCTGCAGTTAGAAATGTACCTGACTCGTTAAAGAAAAAAGTGTTTGCGAGTTATGGCTTAACTGGTAATGATAGAAATCTTTGTGGTGAAGGTTATGAAATAGATCATTTAGTATCTTTAGAACTTGGCGGTGCTAATGATGCTCAAAATCTATGGCCTCAAAGTTATTGTGGTAAATACAATGCACATGATAAAGATAAGCTAGAAAACGAATTACATAGAAGAATTTGTAAGGGTCAAATGAATATCATAGATGCTCAGATGTGTATTAAAACAGACTGGGTAATGTGTTACTTAAAAACATTTAACAAATAGGAGATATTATGAAAGCAAAATTAGCACAAGTTTGGGATTTTATTAAAGCCGCGGCTTTATGGTCTTTTAAAGTAGCTCTTCGTGGTCTTAAAGTATTAGTTGAAGAAACTATCTTAGTATTACAAAAACTAGATACAGTATTAACTAAAGACGCACAATAATGTTTACAGGTACTATTTTAAATTTAATATTACCTGCATTAGTTCCAGCGTTTACTGATGGTGTTAGAGGTTTAATTGCCAAGATTACTGGCGGTGCTGGTGGTCAGCCTCAAAATGTACAAGAACGCATCCAGTTAATGGAAGCAGAAGCACAAAAACTACAAGCTTTAGCGGCATTAGATAACCCTAATATGGGTCAACCATCACAATGGATTGTAGATTTAAGAGCTTGCTATAGATATGTAATTATTAGTGCAATCTTTGTTTTTACAGGAGTTGTATGCTTTTTCCCACAAATCGTAGGAGTTAGCGTAGTTTCTGTATTGTTAGATATGACAGGTGCTTGTATGAGTTTTGTCATTGGCGAAAGAATGTATTTAAGTTTAAAGAAGTGATAAATGAGAATTTCACAAAATGGGATTGATCTTATTAAACGCTTTGAAGGTTGCCGTTATCACCCTTATCGTGACAGCATTGGTCTATGGACTGTTGGTTATGGTCATCTTATCGGGGATGGTAAATCGTTGCCGTCAGGCGATAACAGAATATTTACACAAGAAGAAATAGATGGTTTTTTGGTTAATGATCTCACTCGTACTGAATCAGGAATTAATATGCTTATTAGAGTGCAACTTACCCAAAATCAGTTTGATGCTCTTTGTTCTTTCTGTTATAACTTGGGTATTGGCACGTTACAAAAAAGTACGCTTCTTAAAGATATAAATGCTAGTTTGTGGAGTGCTGCAGCTAACGACATTTTAAAGTTTCATTTTGCAGGTAAAGTATCATTACCAGGTTTGGTTAAAAGACGCCAAGCTGAACATGATTTATTTATAAAAGAATAATATGCCCTTACAAAAACTAACACTTAAACCAGGACTTAACCGTGAAGGTACTGACTACTCCAATGAGGGTGGTTGGTATGATGGCGACAAGATTCGCTTCCGTTCAGGGTATCCTGAAAAAATTGGTGGATGGACTAGGTTTTTAAATAGTAATAATTCTTTTTTAGGTACAGCTCGTGGGTTATGGGACTGGGTAGATTTAGCTAGTAATAACTATGTAGGCGTAGGTTCTAATGTTAAATACTATTTAAACTGGAGTGGTACTTACTACGACATCACACCTTATTATGCTAGTAGTTCTTTAACTGCTGCGATTACAGCTACTAATGGATCAAGTACATTAACTATTACTGATGGTACATATATAACATATGCTGTTGGAGATTATGTAGTTATATCAGGTGCTACAGGTTTAGGTGGCAATATTACAGCTGCTGTATTAAATCAAGAATATGTAATTACAGGAGTTGGTTCTAGTAACTTTACTATTACTGCTAAAAATACTTCAGGTATAGTAGTTACTGCTAACTCAAGTGATACAGGTACAGGTGGTACTTTCACAGTTAATTATGAAGTCCCATCAGGTCTAAACGTATATACTCAAAGTACAGGTTGGGGTGTAAGCCCTTGGGGTTTTGGTGGTTGGGGTTTAGCTTATTCAGGTGCATCTGGTATTGGTGCACAATTAAGACTTTGGACTAATGATAACTACGGTGAGTATTTATTCATAGCTCCACGAGGTGGACCAATTTATTACTGGCAACCATCAGGTAATTATCCTAATGGAACTTCTGGTGGCTTATCAACTCGTGCTCAATTAGTTAAAACTCAAGCTACTGCAAACGGTAATGCTGGTCAATTTGTACCAAACTCAACATACCAAGTAATTACTTCTGCAATTCAAAAGTTTATTATTGCGTTTGGTGCTAATTCATACGATCCTACTAATGCAAATACAACATTTAACCCTATGTTAGTACGTTGGTCAGATCAGTTAAATCCATTTCAATGGGTACCATCTGTTACAAATCAATCAGGTGAATTCCCATTAACTAATGGTTCATACATTATGGGAGCTCGTGCCACTCGTCAAGAAATTTTAATTTGGACAGATTCAGCC